CTTCTTCGTTGAAAATATCTTCAAATGTTAATTCTTGAGGTTTTGTACTTTCGCCAATTAACTTGTAAATGTAAGGAAATACATCTTTTAATTCTTCATTGAATTGTTTGACTGTTAATTGATCTATCCAATTTGCTGCAACATCTTCTGGTACTTGTACAGACTCTTCTGCTACAAAGTTTTCAAATGTTTCTTTGTAATAGTTTGGCTTTTGCAAATTTTGAATTGTTTTCTTTACATTGGCAATGCGTTCGTTAACCGTACCCAAATGTTCAGCTAAACTTTCAGCCATTACACTTGATCTACCCATGTATGTTTTAAACTTACGGAGCTTGGCCAATTCTTCGCTAAGACTAGTAATATGCTTACCAAAGTCATCGTATGGCTTGCCACCTTCGCTTACATGACGAGCCATTGCTCTAGCACCGTTTAAATGACGATATGGATATTTGAATCTTTCACCTTCTGTACTTTCTATATAAATGGATTCAAGGTGTTGTGTTCTACCAGCTGCTAACTCTTGGTTAACTGGTTTAGAATGTTTTACAAGTATTCTTGCACTGCCTATATCTTGGTAACTTTGTCTACTTGTACCATACATCTTTGATTCATTCATTGTTCCATCCTCAGGGCGATTCGTTGATAAAAATTTATAATCTCTTTTATTTAAATTACTTTTAGTAATATCTCTAGTGTCAAAATTTAACATGCGTTTTCTTGCAAATTGACGTATTTCTTTAAGAAAGTTAAACCAATCATTTTTTGCAAGTTGATCATCTTCACCTATTAAATCTTGACCGTATACAACTGCTATTTCTTTTTCGTCTAAGCTAATACTAACTTTGCCATAAGCGTTACCGTCGCGCATATAATCAAAGTCAAAGTATCTTGCTTGCGTAGGTTCATTGGTTACATTACCTTCTGCATCGCCAATGGTAACACTAGGAAAACGTCCTCGTATTTTATTAAACAGTTCTTCTGATATTTTATCTAGCTTTTGCATATTAGTATTTATCAATAATTGCTACTTATGAAGATTGGCATTGGCGATTCGTAATCATCGTCTGGCTCCATTTGATTAAATGTTTTATATACTCTAGGATCCCAGTCTTTGAGAACACTCATCATTCTTAAGATTAACAATACCGAACTAACTAAATCATCCGTTTCTCCGGGCTTGGCTCTAAAACTACTTGCAGTTGCGACGAATGCTTTTAGTTCGCTGAGCAAGGGCGCACTATTAACGGTTAATTTATCATTTTCTACCATAGTTTTAAGTCTACTACATGCTGTGACTTTAGAACTGTGAGTAGTATTAAATCCTTTTCTAAATTTTCTGACATGACCTTTTCTAATAGGTTCACTTACAAATAGTCCTGGTATATTTTCTTCACCAAAATCATTAATAACCAACAAGGCTGCTTCACCAATGCTGTTATTTTCCACACTCCAGTATATACCGGTTGGATTCTTTGTACATTCTTCTATGTATTTGCATATATCGCTTAGTACACGTATTTGTCCTGGTATGGCAGTGGTATTGTGTCTCCATTCAGCCACTTGTTCATATGTAGGAATTTCAAATACTTGTATAGCAGCATAATCTCCGCCTGTGCCCATACTAGGATCTAGTGCTATACAATATGTATATTGATTTGTTGGTTTTTTGTACCAGCGTGTCTGTCCCATATTCATTATAGGAGTTTTGCTTTCCATTGCAGATAATTTTAAACTGTTGATGAGTGTTTCGTCAAAGATTAAAAATTCACATTCATATTCTCTACGGAACTTTTCTTCACCTATTCGACCTATTTCTTCGTCACGCCAGGCATCGTCTCTGTCCGGATGTTCACTCCAGTGGGCACGGAATGAATGGAAACCATTTATACCTATCTCTTGTTCATTACCGTGTTCGTCAAATTTTTGTTCTGCTTGTTTCCAAATAGTCGCAAATGTATCTTCGTCACTGTTTGGTGTACTAGTAATAATAGCTCTACCACCTGTTGCCAGTGTAGGCGATATTGAAGTCCAGAATTCTTCACTGACATTAGGCTGAACAAATGCAAACTCGTCACAGTATAATAGCGAAATACTCATACCACGTCCTGTAGTACCAGTAGTAGTTTGACTAACTATACGCGAGCCGTTATCAAATTCTATTGTACCTTTGTTATAGTTTACCACACCTGCTCTAATGTGATCAGGACATAGTTCATACACATAACGTATGCGCTGCATAATTTCTTGGGCACCTGTGTATTTGTGTGCAGCAATTAGAATTGTTTGGTCTGGATTGTACATTGCATACCACGCAAGATAGATAGCAGCACATGTAGTCTTGCCTGTTTGTCGTGGCATCATGTTGATGTTAAATCGGTAGTTGTGATAACTGTGCATCAAACGCAGTTGGTATTCAAATGGCTCAAATAGTAATTTGCCTTTTACAGGGTGTTGTATATATGCAAATTTTCGTGCAAAGTAAAGATATCCGTCGTCGGGATCCATACAGCCTACGATATCCTGAATCTGTTCTTCAGTATATGTTTCTTTTTGATTTGCTTTTTTGGTTAATACACCGTCTAAACTTTTACTCATGCATATATTTAACCAAAAAAATAGCGCCTTGCGGCGCTATTGATTAAATTACTTCAAAACCGGTTACACCAACTTGTCGTGCTCTATCAAGTGCTTCGTCAAGTGTCCAACCTTCTGCATGTGCAACTAAAAAAATTGGAAATCTATCGCGTCTTACATCAATTGCTACTAAACGTAGTACTTCTTCTTTGCTATGACCTTGTGCTTCGTAATGAGCAACTCTAGCTTCGTACTGTTCAACTGTTGTAATAGTATCCATTATTTTTTAGTCCTTGTTTCTTAGCTCTTCGTATTGTGCTTTAAGATTGTTGTAGATTTCATTTTCAACAGCCATTGCATTATCACCGGGTTGTGAAGCCTTAAATTGCTTTTTCTCTCTGTTAATGCCGCCACTGAGTTCTTTGGTCATGTACTCGTGATCTTTATATTCTTCTTCTGGCTCGTTGACATAGCTTTCGTCTGTCTCTTCATCGCAGCAACATGGACTTTCGCCGCAGTCTGGACATTCTTCTGCTTCCATTTCTGGCTCGTCTACAATATCACGCAGTCTTTCCATATCCATGCGCATTGGCATCATTTGTGGTTCTACTTCTTTTGCACCACTCATGCCTGCATTTTTCATCATGTTAATAAGATCTTCAACATGTTCTTTACCGCTTGCATTTAATGATACATTCATTGATACAGGATTTCCTTTGTCCATCTCTGGTGCCATTGGCATTCCCACAGGACCTTCATCCATACTGCATTCTTGTACACTTTCGTTAAGTTGTGTGTTGTTTAGATCCGTCATCTTCTGGATCATGTCTTTCATGTTCATAATTAACTCCCTATTCCGTTGACTGGATCATGATTTCTTTCTTTACGAGCTTGTTCTAATTCTTTTAGTAAATCCATTACCCTGTTTTCACCTACATCTTTTTGTGCAGTATTAGCGTCTACAGGATCCTTTATGTCCGAGCCGATCATTGTTTCGTAAGCAGAATCATTGGCTTCCTTTTGATAATCTTCTTGTGGTGCTTGTGGATCTCTAACAATTATATGACTCTGATCAATACCGCAACTTTGTCCGATATACTCTTGCATAATCTGCGGAGTAGTAGGATAGCTAACTTCAGCTTCAAAGTATGTTACTTCGATATTTTCTAATTGTGGAAAATCTAAAGGACGTTTAGCAATAGGCGTTCTCTTGCCGTTTGTAATCTTCGTCAAGCCGTACTTTTTTAGTGCCAATTCCATCTGATCTTTACAACCTTCAGGAACTTCGCCTGCAATACCGATTTTAAAATCGTATGTTTTAGTGCTTTCGTTTAAATATTCTACAAAATTTTTCATGTCAAACTCTCTTATATAAGTTATTTATCCACTTTTTTAAGTTTTTCTAATAAACTGTTACGGTCTGTGACCACGTAACCTTCGCCGTTGACAATGTCTCCGTTGTCAGCTGTAGTGTCTTTGTCCATTTTTTCTTTCTTAAGTTGTAGATCTATCATTTTTAGTTTTTTATCTAGTTTTGCTACTTTTGCATCTAGATTAGTTTTTAACATGCTGCCGGCAACTTCAAAAATTCTACCACTGTACCGACTTTCTACGTTCATTCCTAGGTCCATTAAATCGTCGTATGCTTGAGCTGCTTTATCTGCAATCTCGTCTAGCTCGTTATCTGCTTTTTCACCCAATCCCTTCACACTAGGCAAAGCACTTGCAATTTTATCAAACTCAGCAATGTCTCGTAGAGTTTCTTCTTGCTCTACAAGTGCAGTTTCTTTCTTTTCTTCAGACGCTTTTTCTCTTTGCTGGTCAACAATTTCTTTAGAGTCTGGCATGTTTAGTAATTCTTCAAGTTTTTTGGTCATCGTTCCACACCATTATATGCTAGTATTATTTATCTATTTTCTGCGGCCTTTGTGGAATATGTCGCCTTCGTTGATTACCCTAAAAAATATGCCTTTTTGCTTGCAAAATGCCTGTGCTGCTTGCCACTTGGCTTGATTAACTACCCAAGCTGCTTGATTTGTTCGACTACGTCCTAGTTTTTCTTTAACTGTTTGATTTTCTGGCTTTACTTCAATCAATTCTACACGTTGTTTGCCCTTTTTATCACCATATGCAATAAAAAAGTCTGGTACATAGATAGTATGCTTGCCAGTTAATGGATTTTTGTAAGGAATTTTTATGGCTTCACTGGCCCATTGACTAACACTAGGGTGTTCGTCACAAAATCGCATGAAGGCAAACTCCCAACTAGAACGATATGTTGGCGTTTTTGTGCCAATATACTTGTCGGGGTTCTTTAGAGTGTATTTTCCTGATGCAAATCTGCCCATATCATACTACAATATTTCGTTGTTCCAGTTTTTCTACCTCAGATTCGGATCTAAAGCCTAAAGTACTGATTTTTTGTCTATTATAGTTAAGAATAGTAGCTACTATGTTACTTAATTGCAATTTAGTAAGCCCTTTTAAGGTATCTATTAGTTCAAATACCTTAACATTATCAATTTTTGCCTGTTGTAGTAACACTGTTGCAACACTTTGCGCTGCTGTCTTTTCAAAACCTTTATTTTCGAAAAAACCTATTACTGCATCAACTTCGTTACTGGGAAAACTAATACTTTTGGTAAAATATTGGTTAAAAAACTCTTTTGTATCCTGTGCGCTATCGTTTATTTGTGTTTTTGGCAAATTAGACATTGGTTGTGTTTCCGTTAAGTTCTCTATTAGTTACAATTACGTTACTAGCGATATTTATAGCTTTAATATCTCCATTTTGAATAAGAGCGATTAACTCTGCTTCAAATGCATCTTGATCTGCAGGGTCAAGTGTATCAAATGCGCCAACACCGTTAGCTTGATTGCCTACAACTCCGGTTGCATAGGCTTTTCTTAAACTACTTTGCAATAATTCTGGTTGTGTAATGAAGTTACCTAGTATATCATTTGCTCCTAGGCGTTTAGTAGGCTTCTGTGTAGACACAGGCGCAGCTTCTGTACTGGTTGATCCTGTACCACCAGTCTTAGGAAAGCTAGTATTGGCTAATCCACTGACATTTACGCCAGCTCCTGCGCCTATAGCATTACCTGCTACTTGATAGGCTTCATTACGTATACCTTCTGACGTTAATTCCTTCGCGTTTCTAAATGTGTTTACACCTTTAATGATAGTTCCTAGGCCAATGTTACCGCTAGCAATATCACTAGCAACACCACCAACTCCTGCTAGTACACCTCCACTACCAAACAAGCTGGTTGATCCGCCTCCAGCAACACTAATTGGACTTGGGGCACTATCGTAATGTTCTTCGCCGAATCCTTTAGGTGCATTGCCTTCTTCTACTCCGCCCCTAGCATAGAACACTGTTTCGTAAAGCACTGTCATGCTATTTGCACTAGGCTCTGCGCTTAAACTAGCGTCCATTGTATCGTGCTGGAAGTCACTTATAAGTGGATTTACCAATGTATATGTTGTATATTCATGTCTTGCTAATTGACTGATCTGTATACTGCTGAAGAAAGGCTCATAACTGTCGTTATCAAATCCGTATCTAGGTAAAGTTTGGCTTTCTTCGTATGTGCTAAGTCTACTGTAGGCACCGCTTGTTTGATTAGGTCTTCCTGCACCATCTACACTACCAAAATTACCATCTCTATAGTAATATCTATAATAACCTTCCCACATTAAAGTTGCAATGCCTAGATTATCGTCGTGGAAGGTAATATTTACAGGACTGTAGTCTATACGTGTTTGTAAGTTTTTCTTTCTATTATACTGATTTTTAGTTTCTGTTTGTATTTGATATTTAGGCAAATCTACACTCTTTACAAGCATGTTTACTTCTTTTCCGTGCTTGCTTGTAAAGCCTGGTAATACTCTGCCTACAACTGCTTCATTGAGATTAAAACTTACATGATAAAGAAACTTAGTTTTTGGTGCTAATCTGAGTTGATTATCTGTGTATAAACGAGAGGCGTGGGCATAGTCTGCCATATCCCCTTTAGGATTCAACGCTCCGTTTACTAAATTGTCTAAAAATCCATTAAATAGTGCCATACTAATATTTAGCCAATATAATAAAGTGCGTAGATAATAAAAAAGGGACCGGAAGGCCCCTTTTTGTAATGCATATTAGCTATTTTAGCTACTTACGCCTGTTGTTTGTGGTACAGTGCTAATTGCTCTACCTACTGCTGTACCAATTCCGCCGCCAGCTTGTCCTTGTGTTTGGATAGCGTTGTCGTACTTGATACTTAGTGTAACAGTGACTGGTTCGTTTGTACCATACGCTAGTGAATTATAGTTTGCACTTTCACAGTAACAACCATATAGTTCAAATGTTTCTAGCACTTCTGGTGCAAAATTACCGTTGCCGCCGTCTAGTATTTCAATTCTTGTAACAAACTTATAGTCTAAGCCTGATGCTGCACTTGATTGCTCTAAGAAATCAAATTGCTTTTGTAACTGCTCGCCAACTAGTTTTTGAACAGCACCTGTAGCATCGTCTCTTAATGTAAGCGTAATTGCTTCCCATGTGTGCTTACCTGCTAGGTATACACGTGAGTTGTATGAATCAATTGTCATTGTTTCAAAACTTACATTTGGTCTTGTTACGTCTTGTACTTGCTTCGTTAGCTCTGTTACTTCACCAGCACTTACTCCAAAGTTCTCTAAAGAAACTCTAAAGCGATACTGTAACTTAGGCATCAACAGCCCTTGGTTAGCAGGGCTATTGTCCGAAGCTAATGGTACCGTAAATCTTGTTAGTGATGATATAGCCATTTTATTTTGCTCCTACGTTAATATTATTTATCATTTTACAACCCTGCTATTTCACCAGTATTTTTCAATCTCAGCGGAATGTAAATAAATTCAACTGCTTTTACTGGTTCAATTGCTATGTCTAAGTATAGTTCGTTACGATCAATTCTAGCCGGTGTGTTGTTTGATTCGTCGCACACTACTAGGAAGTCGTAAAGTCCTCTTGAACCAACTAGTTCAAGCATTAGACTTTCTGCTGCTTGTTTGATTTGATCTCTAGTGATCTTATCATTAGGTTCAAAGATATAAGGCTTAGCAAGTTTGTTAAGTTGACTACGTAAGAAGATTACTAGTCTTGCAACATTAATTCTATCTAATGAGCTAGATCCTCTTGCACGAGTCTTCTGTCCAAAGTTAACAAGTCCTGCACCTGTAATGAATGTAATTGGGTTAACATTCTGTGCATACAATGTGTCTCTTTGTCCTTCATTGAGTGCAATACTTACAAATTCGCCCTCGTTATCAATGTATCCTGTTGCCGTAGCATTTGTAATGCCACCGCGTCTTGTACCTGCTGGTGCAAACCATGGATAACTTACTTGATCGCTTAGTGCAATTGTGCGTAGCATCATGTGACTTGGTGGAACAACTACATTGTTACCTGCGTTGTCACTTGTAAATCCTGCTGGATAAAAGATTCCTAAGTACTCGTCTCTGCTTACTAGTCCTTGATCATTATCTTCTACTGCAAGGTTTACGTTTGTTGCCCACTCATTAAGTGATGTTGCGTCTGGTGTTAGTCTCATTGGACTATCACCTAGGATAAATGCTGTTAAACCTCTATCATAGTTTAAAGTAACCATTTCACCAATTAATTCTGGATATCCTGGTGTTGCCATCAAGTTAAAGATACGTGATTCGTTGTCTCTAATGTCTTGATTGCTGTTTACCATAGCTTGTAGCTGCTGCACAACAACTTTACGCTGTGCAATTCTGCCAAAGCTACCTGAACCGTCTTCTTGGTTAGCACTTTCTGTTACCCATCTGTGCGGATAGTATGCATCCATTGATTCATCGTTAAAGCGAATATTGTCGCCTGTTGTGTCAACATAGTTGCGTACAAACTTCTTAACATTAAATCCGCTTCTGCGTGTATTCCATAGCATCATGCCTTTTGGATACAGTGCAGGATCTGGACAATCTGTGTCAACATAGTTGCTTGCTAGTAGATCTTCAATATCTCCTGCTGCGCTACTGTTTGCACCTGCTGTATTGTAACGTGCATCAGCAAAGATAATACCATTTTCTGTAGTACCATCTGTTTTGTCAACTAGTTCCCACTTGAGTAATGCACCGTTATACTTGTAAATTGTTGGATAATTTTCCAAATCCGCTGTGCTTACCCAAAGGTCGCCATTTTTAAGTGCTGTACCGTCTGACTGTGTAGTAGGCTCACTTGCACTTACAATTGGTCCTGTTGGATTTGTTTGATCACTTGCTGAAGCAACCCAGTATGGAGATGTAGCAGTTAGGTATCCTACCCACTTGCTGCCATCGTTGATTAGAATGTCTACTTCATCAACAATACTGTTGTACCATAATGCGCCATCTGCTGTTAGTGCTGTTGGTGCATCTTCTCCTGCTGTGTAGCTTAGTACTTTGAATGAACTTGCAACAAAGTCATTTGCTGTATCACCTGCTGGAGCAGCATATAGATTTGGTGTACCTGTATTTGCATCTACATAAGCAGCAAAGCCCATAAGTGCTAAAGCACCGTCTGTGTCTGCAATACGGAAATCACCACCTGTTCTGTGCTTGATTACAACTCTATTTTGTGCATCAACTTCTGCTTCAATGTTAGTAAATCCTGCATCGTTGATTGCGCCTGCAATTACGTCTGCATCACTGCTAGCACCAGTTGTTGTAATACTTACTGTAACTGCACTGTTTAATGCAGGTTGATTTGTAATTGACTCTTGAATGTCAAATGTGTAAGTAGATGCTGCAACCTGTGTAGTAATCTTGTCACTTGTAATTGTAGTTCCGCCTGCAACACTCTTACGGAAAATCTTAAATGTTGCTAGTGGATTTGATTCTTCTGCTACGTTGCTTTGAACATATACAGCACCTACTGGAAGATTAGCGCCGCCGCCTGCTCTATCTAACCAATATAATGCTTGATGGTTTGTTGCATAAATTGGTGCATCAACCTGTTCAAATAGCTGTGTATCAGCATTGTAAACTTTTACTCTGTAACGAGCACCTAAATTTGGTTCTGTAGTTTTAACCCAAATAGAACCAGTTGGACGAGGCTCGCTGTCAGCTGTTTTAAACTCTGGAACTTGTGTATGTGGAGCAATGTTTAGCTTAGGTGCATAATAAGTTCCTGGTGTTATACCTACTTCTGCTGCTAAACCTGTGCCTTCAGCAATAACAAGTGCTTCGTCTGTGGATCCGTCATTGAAGACAACCAACTTACCGTCAACAACACTAGCAGTAATACCGTCTGCAATTAAGTTTGTTGTTATGTCTTGTGCAACTGCTGATAGTGTAGTACCTGTGCTTGTAACAGTAGTACCGTTCATGATTATTGTTGCACCATTTGTTACTGTAGGATTACTTACAGAACCTGTAATTGAACCCCAGCTCTTTCTCCACTCGTTTCCACCAACTTGTACCCATGCTGTAGAATTTCTGTAGTATAGCTTGTTAATTGTAGTTGTTGTTACAACTGCATAGTCGCCTGCTGTACCTACTGAAGTTAAAGGAGCACCTGTTGCTTGTCCGCCTACAAGTTTTGTAGTGTCGTTAATAACGATTGGTGTTTTTACTGTAAATGCTTGACCGCCTGGCACTGTTGCTGCCGAGCCATTCCATTCAAAAATACCAAATGATGTTGTTTGAATGTCAAACCAATATGTGCCGTCTGCAGGATCTGCTGCTGGTGCGTCTGCGCTTGGTTGTAGTGCGCCTAAGTCAACATCTGCTCTTACAACAAAAGCTCTGTTGCTTACACCTAGCATTGAGTATGCTGCTTGTAATCCGTATTCATTAAGTTCTCCACCGTGTATTGGATTATTGTTAGTATCGGTGTAGAATGTTGGATCGCCAAAGGTCTCAGTCAAGTCACGCTGTGATGTAAGCAAGTATGGCTTACCAGCATTTGCCTTAAGTGTACCTGGAGCGATACCTGTGCCAGCGCCATTATTTTTGTTTTCGGCGGTGGCAACGAAAATCATTGGAACTGTACCTGGTTCAGCTGGAGTGTAAAAACTTTCGTCTATTACGCTGACCTGTACGCCTGGTGATGTTAGTGCCATTTTATTTCTCCTATAAGGTATAAGTTGTGCTATATGTATTTAGTCATCTGCAATCAAAAATACCTAAAATAGCAGTATAAAAAGGGGTCAAAAAGGTGAGGTAAATACAGTATGAGACCGTTATGTGTATGCAGAGCACGACCTGCTGCTATAAATTATAAAAAAGATGGTAAAACTTACTATCGAAAATTATGCGAACGCTGTTTACGCAACGGTAAACATCACGGTATACCAAAATGGAAACAGCGCGGATATGTTAAGAAAGATACCTGCGAAAAATGCGGTTTTCATTCACAACACAACGAACAATTTAATGTTTTCCATATAGACGGAGATCTAAATAATTGTAGACCCAGTAATCTAAAAACTATCTGTGCTAACTGTCAGCGTATTCTTCAAAAGGACGGGGTGCGCTGGAAGCAAGGTGATCTAATCCCTGATTTCTAAATATAGTTCGTATTAGTACATCTACATTTTTGTGGAGTCTGTCTAGGTCGCCGTTGTTGTCAATTGTGTAGTCACACATCCACTGTTCAATGCTCATTGAACTAGGATCCTCAGTAGGCAAGTGGTCGCAACGATCTACCCAAATAGCATAATCAAAAATTTCTTCGTTTTGCATAGCAAAGAATTCGCGCTTGTTGCGTAGTCCGCAGTATATGTCATGTTTAGCAAACAAATTACGTCCTAGTCGTGCTAGATCATCTTTGCAATAATCGTGTATCATATTATACCACTCTGTGCGATGATTATGACGATCTGCATAACATTCTTCTTCACTAGTATATCCGTACTGTGCTTTTAGCTTATCGAATATAAAAAGTTCTGAACAAAACTTGCTCGAAGATTCGAATGTGTATCCGTATGTTTCTAACATTTCACAAACAGTATCTTTGCCATGTCGGCCGTGTCCAACTACCAATAGTTTAGGTAACATAGATTACAATTCCTTTAAGTTAGCTTATATTATAGTGGAATTTATACGTGATGTCAAGTGTTTTTTAGCCGATTGTAAAACCGTAACCTGTGCCGCCGGATACTGCTTGGCTTACTTCAATTTCTAGTTTTTCCATCTCAGCTTGCGCTTCAGCTTTTAGCGTTTCGCCGTTTAACGCACTGCCGCCTTGTGGGCCAGCAATAGTAGCAAACTTACTACGTGCTTCGCCTAGCATATACTTACAACTAGCAAGTGTATAATCTTTAAGCCATTGTTTAGCCAAGTAATCGTCTAACAATTGGCTGTCTGGACGATAATTGTAGCAGTATAACATAACTTCTTCATCGGCTCTAGGACGCTGTAAAATTGTTAGCTTTTTAGTTGTGGTGTTCCATTTAAATTCAATAAATGAACCAAACATTCTGCCTACTAGTTCTTGATATCCAGCAAACAGTTCGTAAGTAGCTAGGCCACCCATATTACTACTGCTCAAAAGATAAGTGTTTGTGTATGCTAAATTAAATGGTTCAAATATTGTTCCACCGTCGCCGCCACCTGAACGTGACCCGATACTTCTGCGGAATGCTTTTCTTACTTCAACAATCTCATTAGGTAATGTGTACTCATTTTGGTCTATGACTAAAGGAAGGAAAATATAACTTTCTTCAACAGAGTTATCAGAACGCTGTCTAAATCTAGTTAGTGCCTTTGTTAGAGCCGTTTCATAGTGTGAAGGATCTAACTCTACGTCTACCATACCTCCTCCGAGCATATTATAAACGTAATCAAATATTTCCTGTTTTTGAGTTGCTAAGTTTGCCATAGAAGTTCTCCGTATAGTATTTATCGATAAATATGTTTATGCCAAGATTAAGTTTATACAAACCAGAGCGCGGAAAAGATTACGAATTTTTGGACAAACAGATACGCGAAATGTTTACAGTGGGCGGCACTGACATTCATGTACACAAGTATCTAGGTCCAGAAAATCCTGACGATGACAGCGCCACAGCTGATAAGCCTCAGTATGATGCTGTCAAAGAAACAAATATTCAAGATTTGTTGTTCATGGAAAATCGTGATAGAAAATACGATCCTAGCATTTATCAAATGCGAGGAATTTACAATGTACAAGATATCGATTTTGATCTTAGCCAGTTTGGATTATTTCTTAGCAACGATACACTTTTTATGACTGTGCATATAAAAAGCAGTGTAGAAACTATCGGTAGAAAATTAATGCCGGGTGATGTACTAGAATTGCCTCACCTTAAAGACGAATATGCACTCAATGATCACAGTGTTGCACTCAAAAGATTCTATGTTATAGAAGATATTAATCGTGCAGCAGAAGGATTTTCACCAACTTGGTATCCACATTTATACAGATTAAAACTTAAACAAATTATGGATAGTCAAGAATACAAAGAGATATTAGATTTACCTGCTGACGAAGATAACGAAACAGGTAATACTCTTAGAGACTTGCTGAGTACTTACGAAAGAGAAATGCAAATCAATGATGCAGTTGTGGCACAGGCAGAAGCAGATGCACCTAAAAGTGGATATGATATCAGTCACTATTATACTCTTGCTACCAACGATGACGGTAGCGTAGCACTGCAAACTGCGGACGAAACTGATATAGATGCTAGTAATATTAGTCAAACTACAGATGAAGTTACTGACAGACCAGAAAGAGAAGGTTACCAAGGTTATTTACTAGGTGTGGAAGATACACCCAATGGTGCTAGTTTTGGTCACGGAATACAATTTCCTTCAAATAATGTTGAGGGAGACTATTTTTTAAGAACAGATTTTATGCCTAAAAGAATGTTTAGATATGACGGTACACGCTGGGTAAAAGTAAAAGAAGATGTACGTATGACACTATCTAATACTGATACTAGGCAGACGCAGAAAACCAGCTTTATTAATAATACTAGAACCAACGAAATTGGTGGTGAACAGGTTACAGAGCGCCAAAGCCTCAGCAAAGCACTGCGCAAAAAACCAACGGCGGATAACTAATGCAGCATTTTTATGACGGACAAATAAGAAGATACGTAACTCAAATGACTAGATTAATGAGTAACTTCAGCTATAAAGACGCTAAAGATCAATTGGTTCAGGTGCCGGTTATGTATGGAGACATTACTCGACAGGTTGGTAGTATACTTAGAGATAATTCAGAAAACAAAATTCCCAGCGCACCTAGAATGGGTGTGTATATTACTGGTGTAGAGCAAGATATGAACCGCATGGCCGACAGCAGTTATGTAAGCAAGATGAATGTTAGAGAAAGAGCATATGACGCTAGTGGTGAGGAATATCTTAACTATCAAGGCAAAAATTACACAGTAGAAAGACTAATGCCTACACCGTATACACTAAGAATCAATGTTGATTTATGGACCACAAACACTGACCAAAAACTTCAGTTATTGGAGCAGATACTTACACTGTTTAATCCTACACTAGAAATACAAACCACAGACAATTACATAGACTGGACCAGTCTTACCGCTGTAAGCATAGAAAATATCAACTTTAGTAGTAGAAGTATTCCAGTAGGCGTTGAGTCAGAAATTGATGTAGCAACCATGGGATTTATTATTCCAATTTATTTAAGTCCACCTGTCAAAGTAAAACGCTTAGGTGTAATAACAAATATTATTGCAAGCATACACGACGAAAGCAAAGGTACCGTTGAGCTAGATGTTGCTACTCCACAACTGGATGCATGGGACGATAGTATTATTGTTGGTCGTGTAGACAAAGACGGTAACGAGATTTACGAAACCAGCAACAACACCAATGTAGTAACAACCACATATCGCGACTATGATTTGTTTGTAAACGGTAATATTGTACAACTGATTAACAATGGCAGAGTTGGAGACACTTATTGGACTGGCGTTTTTGATGCAATACCAGGAACATATCAACCAGGTATAAGTCAAATCTATCTACAAAGATTAGATTTTCAGGATCAAGAATACAATATTGTAGGCACAGTAGCAATCAATGATGCTGATTCCACACAGCTTATTGTAAACTGGGACGCAGATACAATGCCCAACGACACGGTAATAAACGGACCTAATGGCGATAAGAGTAAGATCGATTATATAATAGATCCTTCAAACTTCAATCCAAATGATATAAAAACAGCAGGCGTAAGAGTTTTGCTTCTGTCAGATATAGGCAATGCAGAAAATACCAGTGGACCTGCTGCATGGAAAAATGATAATGACTCTGACACCATAGCAGGCGCAAACGACATACTAGAGTGGAGCGGAACAGCGTGGAGTATTGTCTTTGATAGTAGCCAAGAAAACAACATAGCATACACCACCAATCTTAATACAGGAAAACAGTATCGCTGGGACGGCGAAGAATGGTTACAGAGTGTAGACGGTGATTATCCAAGAGGTACTTGGCGTCTAGCACTATAAAGATAATTACTAGTATGGACAATATCGTTTGTAGTGGCGCACTATACTATACATTATCAACCAATAGATTTTTGTTTTTGCATAGATCAAACGGCAAAAAACATAATGCTACCTGGGGTCTTGTTGGCGGAACAACCAATGGTACAGAAACTCCTTGGGAAGGACTCAAGCGAGAAGTACAAGAAGAAATTGGAAGTTTACCCGAAAGTGTTAAAACCATACCGCTAGAAACATTTGTAAGCAACGACAGCAAGTTTCTTTTCCATACCTATCTCATTGTAGTCAAGGAAGAGTTCATTCCGCAGTTAAATAAAGAGCATGACGGATATTCTTGGGTCAGTTTTGGACAATGGCCAAAACCTTTGCATCAAGGCCTAAGAAATACCTTGCAAAATAAAACAAATCTTGCTAAACTAGAAACAGTGTTTCAATTGATAGATTTATTGGAGAAATAAAATGGCAGAACTAATTAGAGATCTAGAAAGATTTCAAAAAGATTGTAGACGTTATCAAACAATCATTGAGCGCATCGAACCAGTAGATGCTGCTAGACATAGAAATCTAAACACCATGTATCACGATTTTTTGCTTAAAGTAGAAGCAGTAGATAAAAGTGTAGAAGATATGGTCAACGGATTTGTTGCTGTGGGCCTACAGCACGGAACTTATGTTGAAGAACTTAAGAAAGCAAGACTTAAACTAGATAACGCTGCTAAAGATGCAGAGAAGCTGTTGCTAAAGCATGAACAACAGTAGTGCATACGGTTTTAGTAATGTAGGATATTTACTAGAGGACGTTCCTAGCGAAATTCTATACATTTTTGATACGGCTATCAGCCAGGCAACAAATCCATACAATCACAACCTAGCCGGCAATATAGAAAAAGAATTTGACCTTGCACACACGATACCGCAAGTACAAAACTACTTTTGCTGGCTAGCACTGCAATATAAAAATGTATTTCAATACAATCCTAGAGGTATAAAATCAGATAGTCAAATCGTGCTACAAGATCTTTGGGTCAATATACAAGAAAAACACGAATTCAATCCAGTGCATAATCACACAGGACTTTTTAGTTTTGTAGTTTGGTACGATATTCCTTATACAGTACAACAAGAACTAGAAGTTAGTCCAGGTAAAAAAAGCAATAACAATCTTGCAGGACATTTTGAATTTCAATATATAAATGCATTGGGCGAAATTACTACACTACCCATTCCTGCAGACAAAACGTTTAACGGCAAAGTATGTTTCTTTCCAGCGCAAATGATGCACTGCGTGTATCCATTTTACAGTGACGGACAACGTATAACGATTAGTGGTAATATAGATATAGGTAGATAATGGAAATTTCAAGTAAGAATCTTTTTGCAATCAAAGTAATGGAAGTCAAAGATTGTTTAAATAATAAACAAATAGGACAGTTAAAAAACATAGTCAAAGACATAGAATTACAAATTGAACCACATGGGTGGAATTGTAACGTAGAAACCAGCTTCAAAGACAAAAATCAACATTTAGATAGTTGGCTTTCTAATAATTTAAGTAATCATATCCTAAATTATATCACAGAAATTGTTAAATTAGATAAAAATAAATCATTGAACATCGATGCATGGATAAACAAATACGGCCAAGGCATGTATCAAGAACAGCATAATCATAGTAATATAGATGTACTCCTTTGCGGAATACTTTATTTACAGGTACCTAAGGATAATACTGCCTATACACATTTTTTTGATCCTATAGAAACATTAAAACGTCAGTTAGGAGAGCCTGTACAAAGTGTGCAAATAGACAGTGAAGAAAATACTCTTATACTATTTCCGCCATACTTACAACATCTTGTAACTAAACAAAAAAGCCAACAGCATAGAATTACAGTTAGCTTTAATGTTGTTTGCGGTTAACTAGTATACTTTAACAATCCCCAGTTGAATACCAACTGATATCCGTTACTGCCCGTTACGTCCCAATTAGTTCCGCTTAGTCTATAATATCTATATGGTGTTTGATTATACACTGGGTGCCACTTGTGTGGGGAATCGATAACATTTGCATATACATTTTGCCTGCCGCTCCAAAGAAGATATCCTTCACCGTATCTTTGCTGATTTCCATTGTGGCGTGTCCAGCTACTGACCCTATTCCAAGTAGAACGATCGTTTGATCCTTCTACCCAGTTTTGGCCGCCATAGTGACTGCCCCCAGGATAACCAATTGCAAATGTATAATCAAATGCAACCGGTGTGCCTAGATCTACTTCGATCCATCTGTAGTCGCTGCCGCCAAACTGCTGGAAACCATATGAAGGCCAATCGCCGGTGTTATCCCTGCTAGTTGCATCTGCAACATTGCTTGGAGTACCGCCCTGGTTGGCGCCCCCCGAATCTCTCCAAGTAAGACTTCTAGCATCACCTAATGGTCCAGATGGTGTTAGATAGTTTGTGTACCTGTTAGGATCTACATAATTTTCTGTTTCGAGATATATAAGAAGTTTATCTCCAGTGGCACCTCCACCGCTGCCAGATTTAGGATTCACGTCATTGATTAGACCACTGTAGTTACTAGTGCTATCAATTTGTCCCCAATACATACCTGAAGACCATACACTTCCGCTGTCATTGCCTAGTGTAGGAATATCATAAGCTTCACTACCGTTGTTGTTGTGTTGGAAATGCAATCCTGGTAATCCTTGATTACCAGTACCTACTTCAATACTGCTGCCTATTGTAGGAAATACACGATAGGTACTGTTTAAACTAATTCCGTAGCTAGGCCAATCGCTGATTGCACTAGTAAATAATTTGATTAGGTTTTCTATGAATGGAGTTCTTTCAAAACGCCACATTACATCAGGATTATTGGCACTAGTAAAACAGGCTCGAGTCCATGATTCCCAATATGGTTGATCTTGCCAGCGAGTTACACTATAACCGCTGTTGTTTTCTGTAAGATTACCGTACGATACAAAATTTGGATTTTGCACTGTGCCAACGCCTGTATTATCACTTATAACGGTACTTAACCATCTTGTTCTTTCAAACGGTTGTAGATTTAAATTAAAGCTTCTATTGATGCTAATACCGTTACTGGCGGCTGCTACTGTAAATGGAATATTAGTGCTAGCATTGGTTTTTTGGAAGTACCCTTTAAGGTCTCCCGTTGCTGTGTCTAATTCTAAACCTGGTGGCAAACTGCCGCTTACCAAACTATAACTTACTGTATCGCTACTGTCTGGATCACTGGCACTAAGACTTAATGCTACAGGTTTATCAACGTTAGCATTGTATCTTACTATAACTGTTCCATGGCCTCCGCCACCGTCTGGGCTATCACTATTAGTGGAGCCACCACCGCCGCCACCAAGACCGTTTACTCCGTTGTGTCCTTCTCTGCGTCCATTAATGCCTGCGCGGTCTCCACCCAATCCGCCACCGCCTAGTCCTCCTGGGCGGCCGTTGTTGTTACCAGACTCGCAACCTGCTGCACCACCGCCGGCGTAGTATTTTAGTGTGCCGTCTATGTCATATTGTAATCCATCGCCGCCTGCGCCTTGGCCATCAGTGTTGCCTGCTTCGGCAGCGCCGCCACCACCGCCACCATCTGCACCGCTTGAATTACCTCCAGCAAATCCTTGACCCGGTGTTCCTGGGTGTCCTCCGCCGTTTCGGTTACGACCGTCACCACCGCCTGAACCGCCCGATGTACCTAGGTTTACATTACCACCTGTTCCGCCACCACCACCAATGGCTGTATATCCAAATGCACTTGAATTTTGTCCTTGTCTACCAGAACCGCCAGCACTGCTAGATCTTTCTGCACCTGATCCTACTACTATAGTATAATCTGTATTTTCATTTACACTTACATTAGACTGGTAAATTAAGCCACCGGCTCCGCCACCGCCACCATCATTGGAGCCAGCTGATCCGCCACCGCCAACAATTAGCACATCTATATTTCCACTGAATGGTGCTCTCCATATGTGATTACCCGGAGTAATAAATTTATGCACTTGATATGTTGTCGCGCCTTGTGTGTATGTATAACTTTCTGCACCAGGTAGTAGTTCTCTATCACTAAATGTTCCTATTGTTCCTGCGGCTGTATTCCACTGTACACTTCTATCTACTACGCCCGCAGGCTCTAGCAACGCACTTAGTCCACTAGGATTAGTAACACGCACGTTAAAGCTGGCGCCGCCTACATATCCTACAGAAGCTGCATTGGTATTAAATGTAAGCTCGCTACTGTTTACAAAGGTTGTAGGCACTGGTCTAGAAACATTGCTTACGCCTGGCCCTTCGATTTGCACTGTAGTTCCTGTACTAAAGTTACTTCCTAAAACTGTGATTGTGCTATCTGTATCTTCTCTAACAATGCCAGTAATACCTGTAATTGTTGGTGGCGCATCGATACCTTTCCAGCTTGCTTGTGCACCTACTCCTGTGTATTGCTCCACTAATTCAGTTGTGCTGTTATATCTAATTGTACCTGGTTCGGGTGATGGATTTCGTTGAGCAGTATTGCCACCGGGTAGTACTAGTCCTTGTTCACCACCAAATTCAGTGTCTGTATATTTTGTTTTTGAATATTTAATTGCCATTTTATACCTCTAGTAGCTTCCATCCATATGTAGCGCCGCTGTACACAACTTCAAAACCTGCATCGTGCAGATCAACTAAAAGTGTATCATTTTGTCCATCAATTAAGTTTCCGTTATTATCGACAGTTAACGGATTAGTTGCAAAAGTGCCTGCAAGATCCTTAATTCTTACACTGTCCCCAACAGCAGGAGTAGCTGGCAGAGTGATTGTAAAACTTCCACTCGATGTATCTGCAAAAATTCTATCGCCGTTGGTTGCTGTATAAGCAGTATCCTGTGTGATCCAAGGATTACCGCCTCCTATACCACTCCACTGACTTCCGTTATAGCCTTCAAAACTCGACAGATCAGTGTTGTATCTAATCATACCAGCTGTAGGACTTGACGGTCTGTCTGCTGTTGATCCTGCAGGAACACGTATGTGTTGTAGTCCTATTTCACTAACATTCTGTCCAAATACATCAAATTCTACTGTGTCTGTTTGGGCTCCGCTTCCTACTACTTCAACTTTAGTTTTATTAGGATCTGCACCAACTTGAATAGTACCTAAACTTTCACTTAGTTCAGAAGTTTTATTGGTAACATAAGTTACGACTGCTCGTTCAGTTGGAACTGCTGTATCACTGTTATCAGCAAAAGTACCATCTGTACTGAATTCATTAATTGTTGCACCTGCTCGACCTGCTGTAATACTACCAAGTTGTAGTTCATTGAGACCACTTAGGTCAAATTCTTCTGAACTCAATGTAGCTCTACCAGTGGCCTGTTCAACCTTGAAGTAATCACCAACTCGGAAGTTACCATCTTGGTCAGTGGTTACGTAGAACACTCTACCACCATCTGCACTATCAGTTTCTCTTGCTTGATCAGGTGCTTGCACGTAATCTTCTTGAATTATCACAGGATAGTTGGTATCAGCAAAGCCACCAGTACCAATATCTAGGAAGTCATGTCCTGTCATACGCACCTGGCTGAATGCTTCTCTAAACACTAGTGCTGTGTCATCATCTGGAGTCTTGTTACTCGGGATAGCTGGTTCTAATGCGATTTCACAAGAACCACTAGCTAATACAGACGGTGCCGCGTCTGGACCATTTGCAATTACATCCGTAATAATATCTACACGATTATTGGTAAAAATATCTATACCAAGTTCCACTGTAGCATGCCCTGTTTCCTGTGTAACACCGCTATATGTATTTGCAGGACTAGACTTGTCTAGAGCATTTACTACTAATCCTTTTAGGTAACTTATAGCCGCAATAATTTGATTTTGTTCACCTTGAACTTGACTGTATATTCCGCTCCAATAGGTTAACGCTACATCTATAGTAGAATCATTTTGTTCAAAACTTCCTAGTGTGCTGCTATCTATATCACTTATCAAAGCATCAACAATATTACCAAATTTATCGCTGTAATCCACTTGATCATATGTAAAGTTTTCCCAAATGCTACCCGGAGTTGCATTTGCAATTTGATCTGTAATCCAGCCAATTGTTTCTTGCTGAATCCAGTTCTTGTTAGATGTAAGTGCATCAACAGAATTTGGATTATTATCTTGATCTACACCAAAATTTTCTTTGAAGTTATTTACACCAATACAAAAATAAGTTTCATCATCGCCTGTAATATGAACTACACTACCTTCTTTAGGCTTTCTAGCTAGGCCACTTACTGCAAAATTAATTCCTGTGCCAATACCTGCAAAGCCGGCTCTAGTTGCAGCGATTGTTCTTGTAATACCACTACTTTGATTTAGTGTTAGATTAGAATCAACCAATCCTAATGTAACTTGGTTAATTGTAGGATCAGCTAGATCTGCTTTTGTTACAATTGTATTTTGATCTTCAAATGTTGCTAGCACACCCACGTTATAGTTTCCACTAGTGACTGTACCAAAATTACCAGTACCGTCTCTTTGAATATTAATTAATAGTGAATCGTTTTGGTCAATGCCGCCTGCTATTACGTTTACACCGTCTAAAGATACACCGTTCAATACAACATTATTAATATTATTAGTTACATATTGTATCCACTGGCTCGATCCGTTTGAATTATATCTTGCTACCATACCGGTATTGTTTGTGTTGGTTCCAGTATTCATGTAACCAACAGCATAAATGTCATTACCAAATGGAAGAACTTCTTTAAATTCTCCTTCTTCGGAACCAAGATAACATTGTTCTTGCCATTGTACTTCACCTGTTAAACTAAGTCTAAAGATAATTGGTCTTCTAGCGGCATCCGGACTTGCATCATACCAACCGCAAGCTACCAAATAAATTCCATCTCCGTTGCCAGTATCAAGTTTAATACTGTTTATATTAACGTCACCATAGTCATATGCATCTACATAAGCGCCTACATTTGATAATCTTATAACATAACTTTTGCTTTCTCCCGGATCCTTTACAGCTATGTATAGATTATTTTCAGCAGTTGCATCACCTGATGCTTCGTATGAATCTTCGCTAGTGGTAGGAGTTCCTCCATATGTACAACTAGTTGCAATCCAATCGCTATCGCCAAAAGTTCTCGACCATGTTTCTAAGCCTGCAGGCGTAAGTCTAGTAACACTAACACCACTAGATACATGCTTACCTATAACATAAAGATTTGTTCCGTCTGTAGTTGCATCGGTTATTTCAGAAACATCGCCTAATGTTTTTTGCCATTGGAATTCACCGTTTCGTGATATTTTTATAACAAAAGCCTTTTCAGTACCGTCATAAAGTAATCCTGTTGCATAAAGACTGTCGTTGATTTCTATTATGTTGTGTACAGCACCAAAGTTTGATTCATAAGAGTAAATCCAATCTAGTGACCCTGCATTGTTTAATTTTATAATAATTGGATAACTTGCAGTGTTGTCGTATGTGCTAGTGTTATCTAACCCAGTAGGAGCAGTATGTCCTACACCGTAAATGTTACCTTGGAAATCTCTGTAGCTGGTAAAAATATGTATATCGTCTTCGAAAACTTGAACACTGCTAATAATATCATCGTTAAGTTGAAGTCTTCCTGCGAGAGGAGTTTCTGCTTGGCTAAAGCCTCTTGCTACTGCGCCAAAATCTCCATAAGAATTGTTACCTACAAGTGCCCTAATTTTAGCACCACTCTCAGCTAGATATCCAATTCGACAGTAATATGTGAATACTGATACAAGCTCCACTCTTGCATCTGATTTTACATGAATACCAATACCGTCACTGTTTAATTGTGTCCAGTCATTGGCAACCATCGACTTATAACCACCGTTATGCAGAGAACCGTCTACAAGCATTCCTGTACCTTCAGGTGTAAAACTTGTACAGTTTTGAATATAAGGTGACTGGCTGGTAATCCACACACTAGTGTCATCTGGACCTGTGCCCGGATCTAGTGCGGTACAAACTGCACCTGTACTAAATCCTCTAAACACAATATTTCTAAGTCTACATCCGTTATTCAGTTGGAAAATATCACTGTTAGCATTAGGCGTTGAACCGTCTTTGGATATACCGGCGCCGTATCCTTTATCGTTAATATTATCCGGACTTATAGTTACAGCACCTAGTCCATTGCCTTCAATAACAACACTACGGCCTACACGCATAGGACACAATTCATCGTATGTGCCTGCTGCAATATTAATTTTACATTGACCTAAATTAAAAGTTTGCTGACATGCATATTCTATAGTGCGCCAGCTTGTGGTTGCAGTGCGTCCGTCGTTACTATCATCGCCTTCTAAACTTACATAATATTCTGTCAGAGGACTTTGGTGACCCCATCTTACATCTGTTCCGTCACTGTATAATACCGACCCTGCAGGTCCAATAGGTAATCTATCTGCTTGAACTGCGCCTCTTACCAAAAGATCTCCACGTTGTGCAATTACAGCATTACTATCACCTTGAGCTATAAGGTTCCAGTTAGAACCATCGTCTGTGTCAGGTTGATTACCTTGATTGTCACTGGATACACTTATGTAGCTGCTTTGTGCATATTCTACAACATCACCAATTTCGTATTGTATGGCCGGATCGTATGTGCCGTTCCATTTAAACCCGTCGATTAATAATTCCCAATATGTAGGATTAGGCGGCTCCGGAGTTGTAGATCCGTCATTCTCATATGTTTCTATACAGATGTATGCTCTACCGCCTAAACGAACTACATCTCCTGTAGTATAATCATTAAATTCTGACCATTCACCTTGCCAGCGCAAACCGTCTAAAAATAATTCAAAATTACTATCTGAATCTGGATTTATACCTTGGGTAACTCCAACTGCTGCGTATAATTTAGCACCAAACTTTACAATATCTCCTGGCTTATATTCTGTTGGCAAATTATCATCATCGCCTTTAAAGAAATCACCCTTCCAAGTAAATCCGTCTAGTATTTTTGTCCAGTAAATTATATCAGTAGGCAAATTAGCTAAAGGACGTAAATTTTCGTTACAGACATATCTATTGCCACCGAAGCTAACTACTTCACCAGGCTTATATTGTTGTGAACTCGACCATTCCCCTACAAAAATAAATCCTTTAGAAAATATTGCCCAAAAAAGACTGTCTGTAGGATTATTTGCTTGTGTATTCTGTACGGCAACGTATAAGTATCCGCCGTAGTATACAATATCACCTTTTTGGTAATTGTTCGCTGCTGACCAATCTCCTTCAAACTGTTGACCGTCAACAAATTTTTGCCAATCGTTAGCAGCGGTATAAGGATTTGCCGCAGTATTTTCTCGCAGTGCAATATACACTGCACCACCATAAGTAATTACCTGTCCTGCTTTATAGAGGGTTGAATCGTTCCATGTACCTGCATTTTCAATACCAGCAACCATTAAGTCTACACTGGCTAGGTTTTCTGCAAAGGTTGTTCCTGAAGTATGACCGTCTGTTACTGTGTAAACATTAGGTCCATATTTAAACACATCATCTTTATCGTAGTTGGTAGAAGGAGTCCATGCTCCTGTCCAATTAAATTTGACTTTACCTAATGATATAGTACTGATAGCCATTACTGTTTCTTCCTATTAATATAAGTATATTTATTCCGCACTGTCGTATTCTATTACAAGGTCGCCAGTATCGTCAATTATGTAGGTTGACCCTGCAACACCAACTTCGTACATAACATACTGGACAATTTGATCTTGATCTTGTACATCTATGTCACCTGAAGTTCCTTTAGTATACACCAAGTCACCGTTTTCATTTACAATAAACCCGTGGAATGCTGTGGTAGCTGCTGCGCCTTGTCCAAGGGTAATTCTTCTTATTCTGGCCATAGATATCTCCTGTTAAAGTATTTAGCAAGATTTAAGATCAACATAGTTGAAGCCAGATTCTTTCCCCAGTGCGCGAGGTAGTATATTAAAACTTACTGTTACTCTAGGACTGTTCTGTTCAACTGCTACGCTGCTGTGTACCATGTCGCTAGGAAATAAAACCAATCTACCAGGAATACTTTCAACAGTAAAGTATCTTGAACTAAATTCGTTTTGTTGAATACTAGGTACTTGTACCATTTCTACGTCTTTGTGATGATAGAAAATAGTCGGTGAGCTTCTGTCAAAATATAATATACCGCTTACCAAACTATTTGAATGCACATGCGGAGTAATATTTTGTCCTTGTGAGTACTTGTTTGCCCACATCTGTGTAATCCATAACTCTTGCTTGCCGTAACCGCAACGATCCAGATACTCTTTTGCAAAATCTAATATTTGCATTACTGTTTGTTGCATAAAAGTTTTATTATGTAGATCACTTTGACTTTGTAAGAATGTACCTTTATCGTACTTCCAGTCAATACTGGAAAGTTCAGGTAACTCAATTTGAGTGTGGGCAATTGGTGTAGGAAATATTCCCATAACAGTCAGTTCGTTTTGCATACAAATAATTATCGGATAATTACTATTATGAATGATAAATTGAAGATAAAGTTCAGCAAGCCCGATAAAAGACTTCACGAATTTTCAGGAAAAAATATTGTAATTAACACATTTGACGACTGGGACAATATACCTGATCCGGTGCCTGCAAAGCGTAGTATTCCTGAATGGTTTAAACAACAGGGTCCTATGGATAGCAAAAATGGTTTGATAAAAACTGTTAAGAAGTGTGTTCCTTTTTTAGATGCACTTACTACTGGATATGTAATCAAATTTTGCAGCGATTTACAAATAGATATCACAGATAGACAAGTGGTTTATGATGGTCCGGGAAAAATCTTTTGTAGCTTGCATCCAAAAAAACAATTTGACAAATTGCCTATTGCAGATTCCACAGTTTTAAAATTTAGCAGTCCTTGGGTAATACAAACGCCACCAGGGTGGAGCTGTCTTTTTTTACATCCGTTAAATAGCTTCAATGATAAGTTCGAAACACTCAGCGGTATAGTTGACACCGACACTTATAGATTGCCAGTAAACTTTCCGTTTATAGCTAAAAGTAACAACATTACACTAGATGTCAATACTCCAATGGTACAGGTCATTCCTTTTCGTAGACAAGAATTTGAATTAGAAATTGATACTGTAAACTATGATCAATGGATGGCACATCAACATGCAATTGGTGATCAGTGGACCAACGAGGGTTACAAGGATTTATTTCATCAAAAGAAAAAATACAACTAAAGTTTTTCTACAGTAACAAATCCTGTGCCCATTTTAATTTCAACTTTTACTTTATCGTCTTGCAGTAGTTCGCCTAGTATAGGTATACGATCTTTAATTAGTGCATCATAACGCACACGTTTTTTTGGATCACTTAAAATTTCGTATGCTTCCTGCACGTTTTGGAATTCAGTTGGGTTACCGCCTTTGTCAGGGTGATGTTGAAGTGTAAGTTTTCTATATGCATCTTTGATCTCTTCAGGTGATGCATGATAGCTTATATACAGGATTTGGTAATAATCTTTAGATTGAATCATCGTACAACAGATCAACTTCACTAATTGATATTGCACCTTGCGGCAGTGTGCTATCACCAGTATAATCTATAGGACGCACACTTATAAAACCGCCGATAATATTTGGTAGCAGTTCAACAGTATTTCTAGGAATAATCATGTCATAAAACTGAGCTTCGACCGTATCGTCAAGGTTTTCACTGAATTGTACTTGCCAATCAATATTGCTAGTTGCTACCCTTACCTGTTCAGTAAAGAAAGGACCCATTCTAAAAGGCAATGTGTCTATTAAATTATGGGTCTGTGTTGTAAATATTTTCTTAATTAAGCTCATAACGTATTTATTCCTATTTGTATAAGTTACTCAAGTAATCGTAGTGATTTGGCCATATATCAAGGATTTTGTCAGTCTTAGATTTTTCTGAATCAATAAACAGCTCTACATACGTCTTATAACTTTCTAGCATTAAAACATCTGAGTCATTGTAAAAGTTGCTGCCAATTAACATTTCTATCCACTGTCCGGTATGGAACATAGTAAACTTGCCAGGCTCAAACATTGAGTCTATGTCTCCGGTTAGGAATGTTTTCATACGTTCTCGTAGGGTGTCTGGATAGGATTTGGATGTTACTTCCTTCCAGAAGTCTGTATCATTTCTATTAGACAATTTGTAGTGTAAGAATATAAAATCTCTAATTTCATAGTACATAACTAGCCACTCTTGGTTAATCATGTTGCAGTTCTGTACACTCCAAACACCGTCGCTTAACCGTAAACTTTGCAATAAAAATTCTAAAGTTTTGGTTGTAAAAGTTATACCAGTGGCTTCTAATGGTTCTACAAAGCCACCGCTAAGACCAACTGCAACCACGTTTCCATGTGCTACGCCTTCGTGTGTTCCGATGCGCATGTCTAAGTGTCTAGCTTCGGCTTCATACTCTCCTATAACCTCACGCAATTCTGCTTCTGCTTCTTCTGGTGTGCAATATTTGTCACTGTATACATAGCCGTTACCAATACGCTCATATGTTGGAATAGTCCAACGCCAACCATTTTTCATTGTCGTTGCCTTAGTGTACGGATGACATTCTTCTTGCGGATTAGTATACTGCGTAGGAATAGCAACAGCTTTATTACAAGGTAAATTATTTGTCTCGTCAATCCATCTTGCTTGCATTGTCTTTTCTAACAAAATACTGTTAAATCCCGTGCAATCAATAAACAAATCAGCAAAATATTCATTACCGCCTTCATCGCGCAAACAGCTAATTCCGTCCTGATTTGTATCAACTTCTACTATTTTTGCATCAACGGTATTAATTTTTTCCGATAGCAGTCCTTTAATTGTTTCGCCTATTTTAAAGGCATCAAAATGCACAGCGTCCCAGGTATCATGTTGATATCCAAAATTAAAATCCATAACAGGCTGTAACTTTGGACTTAAATTATTTTTTGCTAATCTATAACTAGGAATCCAATCGAAAAATTTCTGCTTGTCGTTGCTTACCCAGTATTTGTGTGTGGTTACACCCGGACCTAATAAAAATGTACTGACGCTATCGTTATCAACAAAATATGGAGTATCACTCCAACCTGTGAACTCTACACCTAACTTATAAGTTGCTTTCGCATCCTTCATCCAATCGTCTGGCTGTAATCCGCACTGCCGTAAAAACTCTGTTGTATATGGTTGTGTGCCTTCTCCTACTCCGATAATACCAACACTACTGCTTTCTATTAGTTGTATTTCGACTGCTTCGGGTATTTGATTTCTTAGATATGCTGCACTAAGCCAACCGCTGGTGCCGCCGCCTAGTATAATAATTTTTTTAATCATCTCAGTTCCGCCCAATTAAAATGTTCTTGATTGCCCAATCTTGAAGGCAACAGATTGAAGCTCAAAGTATATCTACTTTTACCTGTGCTATTTTTTTCGCTTCGATGTTCTACATAGCTAGGCCATAATATCAATTTATTTGGTTCGGCCTTGCTTGCTACTTTTTCTGTTAAAAATATAGTATCGTCTCTAGTAACACTAATACTGTTACGCATTTTACTAACAGGATTAAAAAACTCTGTTCCGCCTTGATCCGGTGTAGTATTTAAATAAAATACTCCACTTAGTAAACTGTTTGTATGCGTATGTGGTCCTATGGTTTGACTTGTATCAAACTTGTTCATCCACATACTGGTTATATACAAGTCGTATGGTTTATATCCTACTTGTGAACAGTAGGTCTTTGCGCAACTTAAAATAGCATCGCACAATTTTTCAAACAACTTATCATCTTGTAAATTTTGTTTGGTAATCTCGTACATAGGAAATTCGCTAAACCCTTGATGATGATTCATCCACTCAACTCTGTGAATCATATCATGGATTTCTGCATCGGAAAAATCAAGTTTGAATTCTCCAAATGCAGTTGGGAAAAGTCCTGTTATATTATGTGATATGTTCACGTTGTTTCCTCAATACAAATATGCCTAAGCCGTTCCAGTAATCGTTGGGATCTTCGCCTTTTGTAATTATTTCTTTTTCTAATTGAACTGTGTAGGCTTTTTGCTTTATATGATCTCTAGTAGCCGATTGTATTTGAGGCCAGTTCCAGTCATCTACAATTAGTATTACAGTTTCTTCAAATTTTTCACAGAATCTATCTAAAAAATTCTTTGTACTTTCGTATGTGTGATCGCCATCGTAAAAAACTACATTAGCACTATGCGGTAACTTATCAACATCTACACTTTCAACACTTTGATTATATCCTGTAACTTTATTCACCCCCTGTATTTTTTGTAGATTAGCAGTGAATATTTTTAATGGATTACCGTCGGGTGCATTCCAGCCGTCGACTTCTCGCATGGGCTTAATATCATTGGTGTGCCAGCTATCTATTGTAATAGCTTGAATGTTATTTCCTTCTAGTGCGCTACAAAAGGTTGCGCCGTGCCAACTTCCTACTTCGAGATATCTAATATCTTTAGTATTACAAATATTATTTAAAAGGTGTTTAACTTTGTGACTAGTAAGTCCATCAATCTCTAATGTGATTGAAGTGCAATTACTTTGGTTGTTTAAACTAGCTTCTAATGAAGAATTTACAGCATTTACAAAACGATTTTTTGTTTTAGCGTTGACAACATCTTCACAATAATGACATTTCCAACAATCAAACTTACAGTTTTTGATTTTTTGACGCCAAGCGTTGATAGGTTTATTTTCTAAATCGCCTAGCTGTATGTACGGGTTAAATTCATCAAACAATATTTCTTCTCCAGCAGCAAAT